ACGGTAAGGTTTGGTCTGCTATTACTGACCACAAAGGTAAGTTTAGCCTTGGAGGTTTCTTTGTTGTTGATCAACAGACTGGTAGCTTTAGTGTTAATGCTGGTGCTTTCCAGGTAGACCTTAGCACTTTGAACGTTGACTTGAGTGGTAATGCACAGCTTGGTGCTCCACTTGATATGAACGGTAATCAACTTACCGATAGTGTTGGTGATCTAAAGCTTAATGCTACTGGTGACATTAACGTACAAACCAATAAAATTACTAACGTTGTTGACCCCACTGCTGACCAAGACGCAGCTACTAAGAAGTATGTAGATGATCAAGATGCTACTAAGCTTAGCCTTAGTGGTGGTACGATGACTGGTGACATTGTATTCAATAGTGGTCAAACCATTGATGGATATATTGTACAAACGTCTGCCACGGGTTCTGCTGCTCTTCCAAGTGGTACTGAACTAGAACGTGACGGTAGTCCTTCTGCTGGTTATATCCGTTTCAACACTGATGTAACTCAATTTGAAGGTTATAACGGTACGTCTTGGGCAAGTGTTGGAGGAGGTGCAACAGGTGGTGGTAGTGATACTTGGGCTGTTGAACATGACAACACCATTACTACTTCTTACACCATTACTTCTGGTAAAAACGTCATTAGCGCTGGACCTTTGACGGTCAATAGCGGTGCAGTTGTCACCGTTCCATCTGGTTCTACTTGGGTAATTGTTTAATTATGTCTATTCGTATTGACGGTACTAATACCACCGCAAATCCAGGTATTACGGGAGGAGACGCCGACACAGGTCTCCAATTTGGAACGGATGAAATTCAGTTTGTTACTGGTGGTACTAATCGTGCCACCGTAGAAAGCAACGGTAACTTTACTATTGAAAACGGCAACTTAGTACTTGCAAGCGGCAGCGGCATTGACTTTAGTGCTACTGGCAATGGTGCTAATGTCATGAGCAACGAACTCTTTGATGATTACGAAGAGGGCATCTGGCAACCAAAATTTTTTAACGACCAGAACGGTGCTACTACCGTTAGCACTGGAAGCAGAGCTGCAAAATATGTAAAAATTGGAAGAACTGTTTACATCAGTTGCTACATTCAATGCACCTCTAAGGGAACAAACACAGGAAGCGTATCAGTTGATAATTTACCCTATGCATCTGATACAAATAACGCGCTTCATCATGGTATAGCTGTTTCGTTTTTTTCTGGTTTGACAAGCAGTCACAGCACTTTGTATGCCACAGTTCAACCAAATACCAATTGGTTACTCTTAAGAAAAGTCGCCGGCACTGCTGACACTTCAGTAAGCGCTGTTTCAGCGTCTGATATTACCAACGGTTTTGACCTTATTGTTGGTGGCTCTTACATAACAGCCGACTAAACCTGCTTAATTACAACTTAAGCCCGCAACGGCTCAAAACTAAGCCTAAACCTATTGAATCTGGAGGATTCCCTTAATGGCTTTCACCGAACGACACGAACACAAAATTGAAATCATCCCACCGTACAACATCCTTCAATGCCGTCGGGCTGACATTGTTGAAAAGGATGGTAAAGAGGTGGGTCGTACTTACCACCGCCACGTCAAGGTGCCTGGTAGTGACATGACTGGTGAGTGCGCTGAGATGCAAGCTGTTGCAAACGCACTGTGGACCGATGAAGTCGTTGCCGATTATCAAGCAATGATCGCCGCACAGGAACTTCCTGGAGGTGCATCATGAGTATCAAACTAAACGGAGCAACGTCTGGTTCGGTTGAACTGGACGTTCCCGCCGCTGTCGGGTCAGACCTTAGTGTGACCATCCCAGCAACTGCTGGTGAGCTTACTGTCAAGGCTACGGATGGATCAGTTGATCTTGGTGCGATTGATATTGCTGCAAGCGCCCCTGCTGACTCTGTAAATATCGACAGCTCGGGCAGGCTCTTAGTTGGCACGTCTAGTGCGCGTAGCAATTATAGAAACAGTGTTACGCCAACTATTCAGCTTGAAGAAACGTCTGACAAAGGATTATGCGTGTTTTCAAACGTCAATGGAGGTGCAGGCCCTTATATCTGGCTGGGCAAATCCAGAGGGACATCTATTGGCTCAAGCACTATTGTTCAATCGGGCGACGTATTAGGCAGTATTCGATTTAATGGTGCCGATGGTTCGAACGTTATACTTGCTGCAAGTATAAGAGCAGAAGTAGACGGCACGCCTGGTGCTGGTGACATGCCGTGCAGGTTAGTGTTCTCCACTACTGCCGACGGAGCGAGCAGCCCGACGGAGCGGATGAGGATTACGAGTGGTGGTCAAACAAGACTATTTGCAGCAGCTAACGACAATGTACTTGCTATTCAAAGTGCAGAAAGCGCAGGCACTGCAACTTATGCGTTTTTCTCAAGTCATAGTGCGTCAAACAATACAACAGCAGGAACCGTTTCTTTTGGCGTATTTACTAATGGTAATGCAGTCAACACCAACAACTCCTACGGACCACTTTCTTCTGATGAGCGACTGAAGCAAGACATTGTTGATGCTGGTTCCCAATGGGATGACATCAAAGCTGTACGTTTAACCAAATTCCGCTACAAGAACGATCCAATAGGTGAGCTGCAATTGGGTCCGATTGCACAAGAACTAGAGCAAGTCAGCCCTGGTCTTGTTACCCGTCGCCCTGCTTCTGAAGATGAAATTGCTGACCCCAGCAATGACTTGGTGGATGGCGATGAGGTGCTGAGCTTCAAGGCATCCATTCTCTACATGAAGGCAGTCAAAGCACTGCAGGAAGCAATGGAGCGTATCGAAACCCTAGAAGCGTCTAACGCTGCACTTGAAACCCGCCTTACCGCACTTGAAGGAGGTGCATCATGAGCACAGACATCTCTTACGCACCCAAAAAGCCCAACGATGAAATGATGGCATGGTTGGATACTGCTCAAGAGGCAAGTGATGCCTACAGTAAAGCTGCTGAGGAATTGCATGGTGAATTTGCTTATCACGTCTCACAGGAGGTAATCTAAGTGTCAACAATCAAAGTAAACCGAATTGAGAACACCTCCACAACTGATGGCGGTGTGTCGATTGATACTGACGGTCACGTCACGATTGACGGTCAGCAGCTGCCTACTGCTGGTCCGCTAAGTAACAGGAACCTCATCATCAATGGGGCTATGACAGTCAGCCAGAGAAGCACGTCTAATGCTGGTCAAACTGCAACTGCATACAGGGCTTGTGACCGATTTCAGACTGGGATCGACAGTCTAGGTACTTGGACAGTTTCGCAAGCCGCTAGTGCGCCAGCTGGGTTTTCTAAATCGCTGAAAATGGAATGCACGACTGCTAATGCAAGCCCTAGCGCAGGAAGTTTTGCTGCAATCTTTTATACGATTGAAGCACAAGATTTGCAGCTTCTTAATTACGGGACTGCAAATGCAGAAGTCGTGCAACTGAGCTTTTGGGTTCGGTCAAACAAAACGGGTTCTGCATCTTTTGCTGTTCGTCAACGCGACAACAGTGACAAATTATTTAGCAAAGTTTATAACTTTAATAGCACGGCTGATACGTGGAAAAAAATAGAAATTGAAATTCCAGCAGATACAGCAGGTGTTATTAACGATGACAACGGTCAAGGCCTGACCCTGGCCTGGTGGCTAAATAGCGGCAGCAATTTTACAGGCGGAGGAGCTACTACTGGATGGGAAGCTCTTGACAACACCAAACGGAACCCAACGAATGCAGGTATTGGTGGAACGGTGAATGATTATTTTGAGATCACCGGCGTCCAACTAGAAATAGGTTCCAAGGCTACCCCGTTTGAACACGAGAGTTATGGTCAGACCTTGGCTAAGTGTCAGAGGTATTTTCAGTATTTTCCAGCGGGTGCCTTTGGTCGATGGAATAGTTCTACTTCTGCAGAACTTGGTAGTTCTTTTTCTGTTCCAATGAGGACTACACCAAGTCTCTCTATTAACCCAAACGACAATGTTTGTAACATTTTTAGAGTAGGTATTACTACTAATCAATGTACTGTTAGCTCTCTAAATAATGCTTATATGAATCCAACTGGAGGAGTAGCAGCTCTCACTGTTTCAAGTACAGCTTCAACACCAAATACCGGTGATGGGGCAGCTTATGATCCAGATGGCGACAGCCATGTTATTTTCTGTAGTGCGGAATTGTAAAAATGTATCAACTAATTAATAACTACGACGGCAACGAATCACGCTACATTAAAATGCTTAGCACTGGAATTTTGATTCCAAAAGTTGCTGACAACACCGACTACCAAGAATACCTAGCCTGGCTAGCCGAAGGCAACGAACCACTACCCGCTGATGAACCATGATTATTTCAGTTATTCGTCCAATCCTTTTTAAATTCCTGCAATCCGATCGTGTCAAGGCATTGATCGTTGAGATGTTGGAGAAACTTGCTGAGTCAACTGATAATGATGTTGACGACAAAGCAGTTGAGTTTATTCGTAACGGGTTGTTCCCGACTAAGTAATGGACTTGGGAGAACCTTTGGTCTTCCCGCACATTACCATTCCTGAACCGTTACAACTACCGGTTCCTATATTAGAAGTACCACAGGCGGACGTACCTTCGTATACCCCGCTTGTGGTGCCTCCTAGCGACCTTAGACCCCCTCCAGGTGTAAGCACACCTAACACACAGGAAAGGGCTGCTCCAGAGCCTCCTAGGCCCCCTGTAGCGCCTATTACACTTCCACCAATCCCACCAGAAGTCAGACAGGTAGAAATACCAGCTACTGACATTAAGATTCCTGTTCCTCAAACAGCCATTCTGGTGACTGCTGCAACGACAGCAACCGTTTCTGTTGCTGCCACTCTTACCGCCACTGCAGTATTTAAACGGTTAGTCTCCTTAATGAAGCCAATTATCAGAAAGATTCTAGCCAAAAAACAAAATGCAGAAAACTAAAAACTTTGTACATGACTTCTTTAGTGAAATTGTCAAAGCATTAGTGCTTGTATGGAGTGCAGGTGTATTAACTGCTTCATACATGGGTATGTTACAAAAAATGGATCCTACGTTTGTAGCGTCTTTGCTTAGCGGAACGCTTGCTTCGTATGGTATTTCACGGATGGACAAAGACAAAAAAGAACAACCATGAAAAAACTATTTGCCTTACTTTTTCTATTGCCTGTAGCTGCTCAAGCACAATCCGTTACACCTAATTTTACACAAGGTAGTATGCAATCTACTACTACAACTACTATTGATATTGACCGTACGATTGCCACTGAAGTGTACGGTGGAGCGTATAAATCATGGTCTGGAACCAACGTAACACCCAGTGGTTCAATCGAAGATTCTTCAACAACCTTTTCAGTAACCACCGCTGGCGATCCCTTTCAACTGGAGATTA